GACAGTACCCTTCCCGCCGCACCCATTGCAGGTGCCTTGCACGTATTCATCGTTGCGCTGGCCGGATCCCTCGCAATGCTTGCACTGGTCATCGGGCAATGCTTCGAGTTCTTTTTGCCGATGATCCGCGTATTTTTGAACGAGACCAGACTTCAACAATGATTGCAGCACCAGCCCGATCGATGCTGCTTTGTCTTCATCGATGCGGTGGCCATCGTTGTAATGGCCAGACTTGTGCGTCTCTTCATCGATGCTGCACACTTCGCAGACATAATCCCAGAGCGGTCGCCAGCACCAGACATTGGCGCGAAAGTATTCGCCTTCTTTCGTGTAGGGTTCGACCCCGTAGACATCCATTCCCATAATGTTTTCCTTTTGCTTTGGAGTATTAAAGTTTAATTGATGCTAGTCAGCATCGCAACGCCCACCGAGTGGGTGGGCGCTACGCTGGCGACTACCCTAGGTCGAACGATACCGCGACCACTGTTTTCGCCGTTTGATTACGCTCGGTAATCTTCCACGGCACCAATGAGCCGCGCTCGGTTTCGCCGGATAATGGATTGATATACGGCATGTACATTTTGCCGTTTAGCTTTCGGTAATCAGTGTAAGCAATCAACGCCTTCCGCTTTCCTTCTTTTTTGCGCTCAGCTAATTCGGCGTTGATCGCCGCCAGCCGCACGCCTTCGGCGCTAAGCTTGATCGCCGCCTCGCTGATTTTGCGCTGCGCTTCTAATTCCTGAGCAGATAATGCTTTAACGTCTATCATCTTTCTTTTCCTTGTTGGGCAATGACCCCGTGCCATTGCATGTTATGCAATGTAACAGAAAGTATACCCATTGTATACAATTAATATCATTTTATTTTGCCGTACCCATCCTATTGTTGAACCATTGCCAGCGTAGCCTCGTGCGGAGCGACCACAAACTAACGGCCCGCATCTGGCGCGGTGCGTCATAGGTACCCTAGGACGCCAACCCAAAAAAAGTCTGCGACTTGTCGCACCCTCACCCCCCCTGTATGTGTAGACATAATAGTTCTGCATATATATAACGTTCACCACGCACAACTTAGGAAAAAACTCAATTGGCTAACTTGTCGCACCTGTCTGAGTCGCAGATGAAGGAGATCCTTCAGTTGCAGGAGCGTTTAGATCTTTTGAATGCCCGTGATGCGTGCCGTGATTCGTTCATGGAGTACATACGCCGCATCTGGCCTGGGTTTATTGAGGGTGATCACCACCGATTGATCGCAGATAAGCTGACTCGTGTGGCGAAGGGGGAGTTGAAGCGGTTGATTGTGAACATGCCGCCCCGTCATACGAAGTCTGAGTTCGCCTCTATCTACTTTCCGAGTTGGATGATGGGACTCAAGCCTGATCTCAAGATTATGCAGACCACGCACACGGCTGATTTATCGATTAATTTTGGTCGTAAGGTCAGGAACCTTATGGACACGGATGAATATAAGGGTATTTTTCCTGAAGCTTCCTTGGCAGCTGACTCAAAAAGTGCTGGCAAGTGGCAGACCGGGGGAGGGGGTGAATATTTTGCTGCGGGTGTAGGTGGTGCCATAGCGGGTAGGGGTGCAGATTTATTAATTATTGATGATCCGCACTCTGAGCAGGACGCGATGAGTCTGCCGTTGTTGGATTCTTGTTATGAGTGGTACACATCAGGGCCTAGGCAGCGTTTACAGCCTGGTGGGACGATTGTAATTGTGATGACGCGGTGGTCTACGGCTGATTTGACGGGTAGGTTGTTGAATCGGCAGACGGAAAATAACGCGGATCAGTGGGAAGTTGTGGAGTTACCTGCAGTTTTTGAAGATTCGGGCAATGTTTTGTGGCCAGAGTTCTGGAAGCGAGAGGAATTGGATGCGGTAAAGGCGTCGATTCCTGTTTCTAAGTGGAATGCGCAGTATCAGCAGAACCCTACGTCGGAAGAAGGCGCGATTATCAAGCGTGAGTGGTGGAATTTGTGGGAGAAAGACGATCCACCCCCGTGTTCTTATATTATTCAGAGTTATGACACGGCGTTTAGCAAGAAGGAGACGGCGGATTACAGTGCGATCACTACCTGGGGGGTGTTTAGGCCCTCTGATGGTGAGGGTGAGGCGCTTATTTTGCTGGATGCGCAGAAGGGTCGGTGGGATTTCCCTGAGTTGAAGACGGTTGCGCAGGAGCAGTACAACGAATTTGAGCCAGACATGGTTTTGATTGAGGCCCAGGCGAGCGGTACGCCATTGACGCACGAGTTGAGGGCGATGGGTATACCTGTTGTGAACTACAGGCCGTCAAGGGGTAATGACAAGATGACTCGTGTTCATGCGGTGAGTCCTGTGTTTGAGGCGGGGATGGTGTGGGCACCTGATCATGTGTTTGCGGATGAGGTGATTGAGGAATGTGCTGCATTTCCGTTTGCACCGCACGATGATTATGTGGACACGACCACGCAGGCGATATTAAGATTCAGGCAAGGTAACTTCATTAATCTTTATTCTGACGAGGAGGAAGAGGAAGTTTACCGAGCGAAGCGCGCATATTATTGAGGAAATTCACATGTTGAAGTTTTTAAGAGAGGGCGCAAAGCGCCTTGGTGCTGCGACCACCCCTGGCGCAAAAAAGGGCGGCACTAAAAAAGGCGGTGGTTCTAAGTATTACAAGAGAGACAAAGACACTGGCCAAGTAAAGTCTTTGAGCGAAAAGAAATTAACTCGCCGTGGGGCGGGTGTAGCTGCCGCAGGCGCGGCTACTGGAGCCGCTGGTGCTGCTGCAGCGTCTAAAGGCGACAAGCCAAAAGCTAAGGCTAAAACTTCAAGACGCGGCCCTTCGATGAAAGAAGCGGGCGCTAATATCAGAAAATCTAAAGAAGCGTTTGAGCGTCGTAGACGCAGCAATCGTCAAGCGGAGTCGGCCATGAGGTCGGTTCAAAAGTCTAGAGCGTTAGGTGAAGCGGCTGCAAGAGATCCGAAAGCGACTAAGCCTTCTAAGCCAGAAGCGCCTCCTACGACTTCAGCCAAGCCACCAAAAGCAGACTCTGTGAAGGTTACTAGCGGTGCGACCAAACCTACACCATCCAAAGCGAGAACTACTCCAAAAGTTTCATCTCCTCCCAAGGTTACAAAAAGACCCAAGGTTACAGGCGGTGGCACGAGCATGGAGTCTAGGAATGTCACTCGTGAAGGGCCAATGGGCAAAAGAACGCTTGCAAATGTTACTCGTGAGCAGCTAGTGGCCGCTGGATTAACTACTGGGCCTAAAGGGTTGAAAGTATATTTAGATAAATTTGATGAGTTAGGTAGACGGCCTAAGCCATCTGATTTTAAAAAGACAAAAGAAAAGGCTTCTGAAAAGACAACCACAAGAAGAATTGGTTCTCCTGCAAGTGGCGTAAATCGTCGGCCCAAGCCTGTTAAGAAAATGGGCGGAGGCATGATGAAGTCCAAGATGGCTTCTAAAGGCGGTGCCCGTGGCGGCAAGAAGATGCCTGGTGGCATGAAGAATGGTGGCATGGCCTCTAAAGGTGGTGCACGCGGTGGCAAGAAGTTCCCTGATCTGACAGGTGATGGTCGCGTAACACAGGCGGATATCCTGAAGGGTCGTGGTGTCACCAAGAAGAGAAATGGCGGCATGATGCAGAAGAAAGGCTTCGCCAATGGTGGTGCTGCCATGAAGAAGAAGGGTTACTCCAAGGGTGGTGCTGTTCGCGGCAAGCCACGCGGAGTAGGTGCTGCTAAGCGTGGATACGGGAAGGCGATGCGCTAATGGGTTTGTTCAAAGCCGCTAAAAAACTTGCGAAACATCAAGCAGAACGACGCAAAAAGATGGAGGCCGAAAAGCCTCGGTCTGCGCGTTCGGATCAGAAAGACCGAGTTAAGAAAGGTAAGGATGATCGTCGCAAGAAACGAAACCGCGAGATGGCAAAAGCCGCTGGTACGGGCGCTGCAATTGCAAGCCTAACAGTTGGCGGCAATGAGCTTATGAAAGCCATGGGGCGTGCGGAACAGAAGAAGCGTGGCATTAAGCCATCTGATACACCTATGAAAAAAGCCAATGGCGGTCTGGCCTCTGCAGCCAAAACGATTGCAGGTAAGACCACACGATCTCGCAACAAAACAAAGCCTCGCGGGGTAGGTGTTGCAACAAGAGGTTATGGAAAAGCACTGAAATAAGGAACTACTTTGCCCTATCTACAAAGCAACATCCCGCATTTCAAGGCGTGGGTGAGAAGGGAATATACTGTTAATCACGAGCGATACCATGGTGAGTTTTTACACGCCATGGTCATTGCTGTTACTACCATGCCCACGAGGTGCTTGAGTTTTCAGGTGATCTTTACGGGTTGCGAATCGGATGAAGATGAGGAAGAACCAAACGTCCACGGCGGAGCCATGTGGGCGCGTATGCCAATCACCGCCCTTGTTGCGGACACCCCCTTGGAAGAATGGCCAGAGCCTATGGCGGTACATCATGCCCAGCCTTGGGACTGTTCTAGTCACCACCATGCTGTATATGTTCTAGATCGTGCAACGCCATGCCCTTGGCTGGCGAAGATCGATGGTGAGTTTTATCCTGCGAAGTACTTGTTCACTGTGGATTATGCAGAGAATGAGATTGCGGATGATCCTGCGCAGCACAAGCAGAGTCATGTGATGGAGTTGTTAGATGCTGGTGAGTGGACAGGAAATATTGTAGCCTTGCCCAACAACAGGGTGAGGGTCACGCATCCTGCGTGGTTTGAGACAGGTGAGGGTGCCCCCGATTTTAAGCCATCTCAGCATATACATTACAGCAAGTCCGATTTAGATTACGTTCTGGATACAAGGCAGATCTTTGATAATTTGTATTCAGACATAGAATCTGACAGAGAGTAGCCCATGGCAATTGAACGCGGCGTAGATGATATTGATATAGATGAGTTGGGCATTGAGGACAACTCAAAAGAAATACTTGTAGGTTCTGCGTCTGAAGATGACTTGATGTTCGATCAAGTTGAAGATGGCGATGAAGTCATTCTTGATGACGGCACTATGGTGTTTGGCATGGATGACATGGCAGATGATATGCCTGTTGATTTCAATGCCAACCTCGCAGAGTTCATGGATTCGCAGGACTTAGGTCGCATATACAGCGACTGCATGGGCGATATTAAGGATGACAAGTCTTCTCGCAAAGAGTGGGAAGACCAGTACAAGGAAGGACTTGAGTTCCTTGGGATGAAGTTTGAAGACCGCACAGAGCCATTTGATGGTGCTTCTGGCGTTGTTCATCCTCTTCTCGCGGAATCGGTCACACAGTTTCAGGCTCAAGCATACAAAGAGATGTTGCCATCTGGCGGGCCTGTTAAGACACAGACTGTAGGTTTTGGTACACCTGAGACCGATCTACAGGCTGCGCGTGTTCAGGAGTACATGAACTTCATGATCACGCAGGAGATGAAAGAGTATGATCCTGAAACGGATCAGCTGTTGTTTTATCTCCCGTTGTCAGGCAGTGCGTTTCGCAAGGTGCACTTTGACCCAGCCGTAGGTCGGCCTGTTTCTCGTTTTATCCCGTCTGAGAAGCTGATTGTGCCTTATGGCACCACCAGTTTGGACAATGCACCGCGTATCACGCATGCGATTGATATGTCGATGAACGATGTGCGCAAGCTTCAGCAGTCTGGTTTTTATCGCAAGACCAAGATGAAAGATGCGACGGACTATGTTGACACAGATGAGATTGAAGAAGAGATAGATGAGCTTCAGGGTGTGAAGCCATCAGGCAGTTCAAACGATGAGTGTGAACTGTTTGAGATGCACGTTGATCTAGACATCCCTGGCTATGAGGATGTTGATGCACAGGGTGAAGAGACAGGCATCAAGCTACCGTACATTGTTACTTTATCACCCACTCAGAACACCGTTCTGTCGATTCGCAGGAACTATCAGCAAAATGACCCGATGCGTAAGCGCATTGATTACTTTGTGCACTACAAGTTTTTACCGGGTGTTGGTTTTTATGGCTTTGGGTTGACCCACATGATTGGTGGGTTGTCGAAAGCATCGACTTCTATCCTGCGTCAGTTGATTGATGCGGGTACGCTTGCGAATCTACCTGCTGGTTTCAAGGCTCGTGGCATACGGATTCGTGACAATGACACGCCGTTGCAACCTGGTGAGTTCAGAGACATGGACGCACCTGGGGGTTCACTCCGTGATGCGTTGATGCCTTTGCCGTTCAAAGAACCAAGCGGCACGTTGCTTTCGTTGCTGGGTATGTTGGTTGATGCAGGCAAGCGATTTGCGTCGATTGCAGATATGCAGGTTGGCGATGGTAATCAAGAGGCTCCTGTCGGCACGACGATTGCGCTTTTGGAGCGTGGCAGTCGTGTGATGAGCGCGATACACAAGCGGTTGCACTACAGCCAGCGCGTTGAGTTCAATCTACTTGCAAGAGTGGTGAAAGAGTCACCGCTCAAGACATACCCCTACATGATTGCAAATGGTCAGCAGCAGTTGATGGCAACTGACTTTGATGACCGCATCGACATCATTCCTGTGTCTGATCCGAATATCTTCTCCATGAGCCAGCGCGTGATGCTTGCTCAAGAGATGATGCAGATGGTTCAGTCGAACCCGCAGATTCATGGGCCGCAAGGTATCTACAACGCATATCGTCGTATGTACGAAGCGATGGGTGTACAGCAGATTGAGCAGTTGTTGCCTCCACCTCCACAGCCACAGCCTATGTCGCCTGGGATGGAGAACGCTGGGTTCTTGCAGGGTCAACCTGCACAGGCTTTTGCAGATCAAGACCATGACGCACACATTGCTGCGCACATCTCTTTGTTGAGATCACCAATTGTTCAGGATGTACCGCAAGGTCAGATGCAAATTGCTGCAATTATTCAATCGCATATCTATCAGCATATAGACTTCAAGGCGCGTGAGATGGCGCAACAAGACCCGCAGATTATGCAGATGAACCAGCAAATGCAGATGATGCAACAGCAGGCTCAGATGGATCCTATGATGCAGCAGCAATTGCAGATGATGCAGCAGCAGATGATGCCGATCATGGAAGACAAGGTCGCCACCATTACAACGCAGTTGCTTGAGCAGTATGCGCCAGCGATGTCGGCACAGACGCAAGAAGATCCTTTGGTCGAGTTGCGTGATCGTGAGCTTGATATCAAAGAAGCGGATATGGAAAGAAAGGCGCGTGAAGCCCAACGACGTATCAGTATTGAGCAAGAGCGTGTTGATAATAATAAAGAATTAGCCGAAGATCGCATGGATCTTCAGTCTGAAACGGCTGAGATGAAAGATAAGATCGCCAGAGAGCGTATTAATGTTCAGCGTTCTGCCCAGATGGCGAAAACGGCTGAGAACGTAGCCAAGAATTTCTTCGGAAATTAGGAGGACAAATGAGTTCAGTACGACAAAAGATGGCAGCGGTTCAGAAGGCGCAGAATAAAGCAGCAGAACAAGCCCGCCTTGGTGTTGAAGCGGTTGCCCCAGTTGTTGAGGCGCTCCCTGAAGAGCCAAAAACTGAAAAAACTGAAAAACTGGAAGATAAGCCTGCGCCTAAAAAGGCACCTGCAAAAAAAGCTGCAGCACCTAAGAAAGCGCCTGCTAAAAAGAAAACAACCACATCGCCTGCACCGAAAGGAAAGAAGTAATGAAAAGACAAACCAGCTTCCCGCAGCCCAAGGTCACTGATAGCAAAGTAAGCATTAAAGATCAGGGCACTGTGAATTATGCAAAGGCAGAGTCTGTTGCAAACCCAGGTGCACCCAAGCCTTATGGTGCGGGCACTATGCGTGGCACAGGTGCTGCATTGCGTGGTAAGAAGTTCTCTGGCATTTCCTAGGATACGCTCATGGCTGAACCTAAGTATCGTTATGTAAAAATGTCCAAGCCCTCCAGCGGGCGTGGCCTGCGTGGTGTTCAAGCCCGTCAACGGTTTCAAAGAAGTGGTGGCCGCGAAAAGCAAATACTGAACCCAGAAACAGGCAAGTATGAGCGCGCTTTGTCGGGTGCAGCAGGCCAACGGCAATTACAGAAACTCTATCCGACTCAAGAACGCGGCAAATCGATTAAAAAAGTAGAAACATCCAAGGTAGAACAAGCCAAGCGACAAAAAGCGGGTGCGGCTGAAGCAAAGAAGAAAGCTGAAGCGTTGCTTGCAGAGACAAAGAAGAAACGAAAAGAAAAAGAAGCCAAGGCTAAGGCTGAGAAAGAAGCAAAAGCTAAAGCAGAGCCTGCACCTCCGCCGCCAACCACAGGCAGATTAACTCGTGGCCCTGGCCCAGAAGCACCTCCGCCTCCGCCTAGAATTCGTATTACAGAGGAAGCGCCTAAGCCGCCTATGGTTGACCTTGCTGAGCTTCCTATTCGTGATCAGGTAGAACTCAACGCTGTGCTGAAGGATTTAAAGAACAAGGTTGTTTCTCCAGATTTTAAAACACCTACGCAAGATGAGATTGCAGAAGCAGTAACTAAGGCAACTGGCGGCAGGTATACACCTCCAGCTGCAAAAGTTGCCGAGCCTTCACCACTGAAGGCAGAACCTGTTGTGCCAGCGCCCACGGGCGGCATGTCCAGTGTTGTCAAAAGAGATGGCGAAGACGCCTCTGTTGGCCTAGGCAAGATCTTTGGTGGGGTTGGCGGTGTATCTTCTGCAAAAGGCGGATATGACGGGGGCGGTATCAACCCAGGCATGGGTGTGTATCGCCCAGATGGAACAGAATATCGTCTAATGGATCCTGATTATCAGGATTATAAAGCTGGAAAAGTTGGCTCACCTACACCCGCAGATGCACCCACGCCCCCTGCTGTGCCTGCACCGCCATCTTTGTTAACGCCAGATGAGCTTCAACGTAAAGCGCAAGATTTGAGAGAAGCAGCAGCTGCATTAACAGCTGGTGACCCCAACATGACCATCGAAAAGGTTCAGCAATTAACCAAAGAGCTTGAAGGCGCTTCTACGCGACTGCGCACTGATACTGAAACAAGGGCAGGAAAAACTTCTGACGAGATACTCGCAGATGCTAAAGCCATCGTAGCTGGCACAGGAACGACACCAAAACCCTCTGCCCCACCACCTCCACAGTTTGTGAGCATGGATCCGTTGCAGGGTGTGCGTGAAACGTATGTGCCTACCAACATACTTGGGCCTTCGTATGACCCTGGGGTGCGTGAGAATTATACACAGCGCATGATGGAGGCGGGTTCAAATATACAACAAGGTGGCTATCCAGCTTTCCAAATGCCGACATCTGCTGTGCCACAAGTGCAGTTTGGTGGATACGGCGCGCCTGCACCAATGGCACCATTAGCGCCATATGCAGGACTAGCAGCGCCTCCGCAGCCTTATAGTGGCGCGATTGTTAACCCTGGCACGGGTGAGCCAGAGCCTGTTGGCATGGCACCAGATCCTAGATTAGTAAACAGACCCCCCGGCACAGGGCCAATAATGTAAATGGATTCAATAGCTCTCGCTTCTTACATGATGAAGAAGTTTGAACAGTACGAGCAAGGTATTGTCGATTACACAACATCGGGCAATATCAAGACGATGGAGGATTACAGATTCGCAATGGGTGAGTTATCGATGCTTCGCACCCTGCGCGAGGAAATAAGAGAAGCGTTGCAGTTTGAAGGAGACCCTCTCGATGAGTGATCTAGCAGTAGATTCCATCGCAGCAAAACCGTCCGTTACGGACGCATATGTGAGCGAGACAGAAAAAGTCTTAGACCCTACCGTGTTAGACAAATCTTTGGTTGAAAGAATGCCAGACCCTTCTGGATGGAGACTTTTAGTTCTTCCATACAAAGGTAAAGGTGTAACAGATGGTGGCATACAACTTCTTGAGTCCACTTTGAGCAAGGAGAACTTGGCTACATCTGTGTGTTATGTCATGAAAGTCGGCCCATTGGCTTATCAAGATTACGATAAGTTTGGTGGCGAACCATGGTGCAAGAAAGGCGATTGGGTGCTTATCGGTAGATATGCAGGCGCTCGTTTTTCTTTGGAAGATGACCATGAAGTTCGCATCATCAATGACGATGAAGTGATTGGCACAATTATCAATCCTGACGATATTAAGTCTGCATAGGTGAAACATGAGCGAAGAAACATTGAGCGAAGCGTTATCTAAGCTAGATAACGAAGACGATATAAATAGGGCTGCGCTACCCCCAGGGCGTAGAGTTGAAGAAGAAGTCCAAGAAGAAGATGCAATCATTGAACTTTCTGAAGAGGAAGCTGAAGATCTTGCACCTATCACAGATGATTCTATTCAAGAAGACTTTGAAGCCGCGGAACCAAACACCGAAGAAGAGCTTTCTGAGGCAGAGGTTAAGGCAAGAACAGCCCAAAACAGAATCAATCAAGCTGTAAAACAAGCCAAAGAGTATCAGCGTCGTGAGTTGCAAGCGTTGCAATACGCCAAAGAAATCCAGGCGCAGAACGATGCTTTAGCTCAACAGTTAAAAAGTACGCAAACATCCAGTGCTGAACAGAATCTAAAGATTCAAGAAAACTACAGCCATGAGATGGAAAACCGTGTTGAGACTCAAGCTCAAGCGGCTAAGCGTGGTTTGAAGACAGCTTACGAATCTGGTGATCCAGAAGCCATGGCAGAAGCTCAACAGCTTCTTGCTCGAGCAGAAGCGGATCGAAACGCGCTTGCAAAGTATCGGCAAGACTTGTCGGAATACAAAGTGCAATACGATGCGTGGCTTGAAGAACAAAATCAACAAGCTCAACAAGCGCCCGAAATTGATTTTTCAGCAGCTGAGCAGCCTGTTTATGAAGAGCCATCTATGCGAGCACAAGAATGGGCTTCATCAAACGAATGGTTCGGAACAGATAGTGTGATGACAAATGTAGCATTTGCCATACACAATGAATTGCAGGGTAGTGGAATTGACTTAGAGTCTGATGAATACTACTCTCAAATCGATAGACGAATGAGGGAGGAACTTCCTCATAAGTTTCCCGCAGGAGGCAAACAACAACCCGTCCAGACCGTTGTCTCCAATACGCGCATAGCAGGAAGTGGACGCAATCAAAATAATCGTGAAGTTAGACTTAACCCCAGCGAACAGCAACTTGCTAGAAAATTAGGGGTTCCGTTTAAAGAATACGCAAAACAAAAGAGAAGGTTGGAACGATCATGAGCGAAGAAACTACATCAGCAGGTTCAAACAGAACCCCAAGAAACGCTTCTTCTCGGTCTACTAAGGCCGCAAGAAAGCCATGGACACCACCTCAAGTATTGGAGACTCCAGATGCTCCTGAAGGAATGCAGTATCGCTGGGTGAGAACCCACATACGCGGTGAAGCAGATAAGACTAACGTACACATGCGCTTTCGTGAGGGGTACGAACCCGTACACCCAAGCGAAGTGACGGGCTATGACCTGCCTGTTATCGATGATGGTAACCATGCAGGTACAGTCGGTGTCGGCGGTTTGATGTTAACCAAGATTCCTAAAGAAACTGTGGAGGAGCGAAATGCTCACTTCGCACGCCAGACCGATCAACAGATGAATGCTGTAGATAACGATCTGATGCGCGATGAACACCCTGCAATGCCAATTTCTAGAGAAAGAAAGACGCAGGTATCTTTTGGGCGAGGCAACAAATCGTAGCCTCATTTTGATTGTGTTTAACTAGGAGATTCAAAAATGGCAAATCAAGATGCCGCTTTTGGTATGCGTCCAGTTCGTATGGTGGGCGGTGCCCCCTATACTGGCGGACAAAGCCGATATCGAATCGCTGCTAACTATGGCACTGCTATCTTCCAAGGAGATATGGTTGCTCAGGTTACTGGTGGTACGGTAGAGGTACACGCTGACGGAGGCACTGTGCCTATCGTTGGTGTATTCAATGGTTGTCAATACACTGATCCCACGACAAGTGAGCAAGTGTTCAGCAACTTCTACCCTGCAAGCACCAATGCTTCAGACATCATTGCGTTCATCATCGATGACCCAATGGTGGTTTATGAAGTGCAAGCTGATGCTGCATTCCCAGTTGCTGATCTCTTTGGCAACTTCGATATCGTCTACACCAGTTCAGGAAGCACCGTAACAGGTATTTCTGGCGCTGAGCTTGAGGTATCAACGGGTGCAACAACTGCAGCACTGCCTATCAAGGCAATTGATATTTCTGGTGATCCAGAAAACTCAGATGTTGCTACAGCGAATACCAACGTTCTTGTTGTTATTCAGAACTCAATCTTCGGCCAAAAAGGCGCGGGCTTAGCATAGGAGGCTAACTAATGGCTATTTCAAGAGCACAATTAGCCAAAGAGCTAGAGCCTGGTCTCAACGCTTTATTTGGCATGGAATACGCTCGTTACGAAAACGAGCACGCTGAGATCTTTGAAACCGAATCTTCAGACCGAGCGTTTGAAGAAGAAGTTCTGATCGTAGGCTTTGGTAATGCGCGTGATAAGTCTGAAGGACAAAGTGTCGGTTACGACTCTGCGTCTGAAGGATTCACCGCACGATATACGCACGAGACCGTGGCGCTTGCTTTTGCGCTCACCGAGGAAGCGGTTGAAGATAATTTGTATGACCGCCTTGGTGCGCGTTATACGAAGGCTCTGGCTCGTAGCATGGCACACACCAAGCAAGTGAAAGCTGCTAACGTATTGAACAATGCGTTCAATTCAAGCTTCACTGGCGGTGACGGCGTTGAACTTGTTTCAAACGCACACCCGCTGGCTGGTGGCGGCACTTTCTCAAATCGTCCTTCAGCGTATGCTGACTTGAACGAAACGTCTTTGGAAAATGCATTGATCAGCATTTCAACTTTTGTTGATGATCGAAACATGATCTTGGCTCTGCAAGGAACCAAGCTTGTTGTTCCGCCTCAACTTCAGTTTGTAGCTGATCGTCTGCTTGACACCCCCGGACGAGTAGAAACGGCTGACAACGACATCAACGCAATTAGGAACATGGGTCTGCTGCCTCAAGGCTACGCAGTCAACCATTTCTTGACTGACACTGATGCGTTCTATGTCTTGACCGACTGCCCTGATGGGTTCAAGCACTTTGAGCGAAGCCCGATTTCGACTTCTATGGAAGGCGACTTCGACACAGGCAACGTGCGTTATAAAGCCCGTGAGCGTTACAGCTTCGGCTTCAGTAACCCACGCTGCGTGTTCGCATCACAAGGCGCTTAATGTTTCACATGAAACATTGAAAGAAAGGGGCACTTGTTGCCCCTTTTCTTTTTCTGCTGTATAAAACAACTATCCCTGACAGGAGCAATCCCGCCCCTGACATTAGCCACGACAGGAGATCGACATGGCGAATACAACCTTTAACGGCCCCGTCCGTTCAAAGAACGGATTTCAAACAGTTTCAGTTAACGCCAACACTGGCGTTGTTACAGTAACCAGCGGCTCTAAGATGTCTGTAGAGGCAGCAGGCGGTGCTGGTATCGAAGGCACAGCAGCTGTATACGTTACCCAGGTAGAGCGTCTGAAGAGCGACGTAAGCACTAACGTGAACGTTGTTAAAACCACTATCATGATTGATCTTACTGGCTTAAAAGACGGCGGCACTGCTGGTGATATCATTGGTAAGGACGGATCTGGCGTTGCATACATTGGTCAGGTGACTACTGCAAATCAAGGCACTGTATTTGGCGTGACCATGACTTGTGTTGAAACACCTGCTGGTGGCAGCACAGATATCGATCTGTACTCGGCTACTGAAGGCACTGGTGTGAATGACACCGCAATTGGTGACTTGACTGAAACTCAAATCATCAATGCTGGCGCAGCTTCTGCTGGCACTATGGTTGCTGGTGGCGATATCGCTGCTGATCAGTATCTTTACTTAGTAAGCCAAGGTACTGGCGATGCAGCCTACACAGCCGGTCGCTTCCTGATTGAAATCACAGGTTACGACGTAGCGTCCTAATAGGAGATAATTATGGCTGATACAGTCACATCTCAAACAATTCAGGATGACAACCGAAAAGCTGTTTTAAAGTTTACCAACATCAGTGACGGCACCGGCGAAAGCGCCGTCACTAAGATCGATGTAAGTGCTTTAGCAGCGAACAGCGGTGGTGATGCTTGCACAGAAGTGGCAGTGTCAAAAATCTGGTGGCAGTGCGTAGGCATGGGCGTTGAGCTTTTGAATGACGCAACTACTGACACGCTGATCATTGGCCTTTCGCCTGACTCAAACGGCTATCACGATTACTCTGTTTTCTCTGGAATCCCAAATGATGCGGGATCTGGTAAGACAGGGGACGTAAAGTTCACCACGATTGGCGCAAGCAGCGGTGATACTTATACTGTTATTGTGGAAGTTATAAAGAGCTATTAATGGCAACTTCTGGAAGCAGAGACTTTGAGCCAGATGTAGCAGAGTACATCGAAGAAGCGTATGAGAGGTGCGGACTTGAGCTTCGCACCTCTTATGACGCCGTAACTGCGCGCCGTTCTTTAAATCTCTTGTTTGCTGATTGGGCAAACAGGGGACTAAATCAGTGGACAGTTACAAACTCTGCGACAACGCTAAGCCAAGGCGATGAGTATCTAGATCTAACCGCATCAACGATTGATGTGCTTGATGTTGTTTTGCGTAGAACTGAAAACAGTGAAACGACTGATATCCAGATGAACCAGATTGGCAGAGCCGAGTATTGGAATATCCCAAATAAAGATACCCAGGCTCGACCCACTCAATGGTTCTTGGATAAGCAGATAACGCCCCGGCTCTACATATGGCCTGCTTCAGAGAACGCAACTGACCAGGTTTTGATAAACCGTTTGGTTCGCATCGAAGATGCAGATGCCTCTGTCAACACACTAGATATGCCTTTCAGGTTTTATCCTTGTTTGGCTGCTGGTCTTGCGTATTACCTTGCGCTCAAGAAAGCGCCAGATCGTGTTCAAATGCTCAAAGCTTTTTATGAAGAAGAGTTTGCACGGGCTGCAGATCAAGATGAAAGCAGAGCGTCCTTAAACATAGCTCCTGGGCTTAGTTCTTATAGGCGAGCGTAATGGCTTTTGCATCTGGCAAGCACTCATTAGCCATATGTGATCGATGCGGCTTTAGATACAAGTACACTGAGTTACAGAAAGAGTGGACAGGGTTTCGCGTTTGTTCAGAGTGTTTTGAGCCAAAACATCCTCAGTTAGAACCTGTGCGTCACATGGCTGATCCGCAAGCGTTAAGGCATCCTAGACCAGATGTTTCAGCAAGCAGTGTTGCCGGTTCTGGAGTTGTAAGAACGATTGATGCGAATCAGATGATGACCACCACTGGTGATAGTATTGGTTTTGCTTTTGACCAAGATGCTGCAACAGGCGATGTGGGTACAGTAACGGTGGTGATATCATGAGCTTTACATTAGCTACTTTGAAATCTACGGTTCAAGATTATTGCGAAACAGCAGAAACTACTTTTGTTGCTGATTTGCCTACATTTATACAAGAAGCCGAAGAGCGCATACTGAAAAACGTAGAGCTTCCTGTGTTCAGAAAGAATGTCACAGGGACGGCTGCAGCGAGCAACACATATTTGTCTACGCCCACAGACTTTTTATCACCGTACAGTTTAGCGGTGATATCCAGTAGCGCGTACATCTATTTGCTTTTTAAGCATGTATCTTTCATTAGAGATTACACGCCTAACCCAGCGACAACTGGTACTCCAAAGTACTATGCGTTGTTTGATGACACGACTTTTATCTTAGGGCCAACGCCAGACTCTACTTACACATTTGAGTTGCACTATAAGTATCGCCCCGATTCGTTGACTGCAGGCGCAGAAAGCGGAACAACCTGGTTGTCTACAAATGCCCCAGATGCTTTGTTGTATGGCACCCTGGTAGAAGCGGCTACTTTCTTGAAAGTGCCAGAAGAAGTTGCTCAGTACGAACAAAGATTTATTGCTGCAGTATCTGCACTGAAAAAGCTTGGCGAAGGTTATGGTGCACGCGATGAAGCTAGGTACGATATAAATAGATCATAGTCATGTTTTTAAACGAACAAAAAAGCGAAATAGGAAACGTTTCTGTAGCTACCACAGACTTCAAGGGACACGACGTTGATTTCTGGGCTAAATCACTTTCAGACAGAATCGTCAGCGTTGGAGAAGAATGCCATCCTGTTATTGCTCAACAGGCTGTTGCATTTAAAGATGCTGTCCTGAAGCTAATTGCATACTATATGAGAGAGGCGATTAAGAGCGACAGAACCACGCTTATTAACGAATTAAACCGACAAGGCCATGGTGACATGGCTGAAATAATTAGGAGGCTCTAATGGCTATTACGACAGCTCTATGCACCAGCTTTAAACAAGAACTTATGGAAGCGGTTCATAACTTTAAAAACAGTGGCGGAAGCACGTTTAATCTTGCTTTGTACACAAGTTCAGCAAGCCTGGGAGCAGGCACAACTGCGTACACAACTTCTAATGAAGCGAGTGGCACAAACTATACGGCAAAAGGCGCGTCCTTGACTCGTGTAGATCCAACCACATCAGGCACCACCGCGTTTACAGACTTTTCTGATTTGACATTTTCAAATGTCACAATCACTGCGCGTGGATGTTTGATATTCAACGACAGTGCTAGTGGCGATCCTGCTGTATGCGCTTTGGATTTTGGTGGCGATAAAACATCAACTGCTGGTGATTTCACCATTCAGTTCCCAACTGCTGACGCATCCAACGCGATCATTCGCATCGCATAGGATTTAACGTGTGGCGAATGTTACTGGCTGGGGTAGAGGCACTTGGGGTGAGGGCGCATGGGGCGAAGAGGCCCCAGTTCTTGTCACGGGTGTCGCAGGGACTTCAGCTGTTGGTTCAGTCACAATATCTGCAGATGCCAGTACGTCGGTTACAGGCGTTGCAGGCACGAGTGCAGTTGGCACCGTCACGGTCTCGGCAGCAGCCACAACATCTGTCACAGGCGTTTCTGGGACGGGTGAAGTTGGTTCAGTCACCGTTACAGCAGATGCAAACGTCACTCCGACAGGTGTTGCAGGGACAAGCGCGGTTGGTTCGGTTTCAATATCTGCAGCCGCAAACACCTCAGTTACAGGAGTCTCTGGCACAAGCGCAGTTGGTTCTGTCACAGTATCTGCAGCGGCCAACGCGCCTGTTACAGGAGTTGCGGGAACGGGTGGCGTTGGTTCCGTCACAGTTTCTGCAGCAGCTACAACGTCAGTTACGGGCAATGTTGGTACATCCGCGGTTGGCACAATTACAGTCGATGCATCAGGAACGGCCGTTGTCACAGGCGTTTCAGGAACGGCTTCAGTCGGATCAATATCAACATCGGCTGCTGCAAATGTTTCGGTTGTCGGGCTTGAAGGAACGTCTGCGCTTGGCACCATATCGATCTTTACAGAAAACAACGTCAGCGTTACAGGCGTTGAAGGTACATCAGCGGTTGGATCTGTCACTACGACTGCAGCGGCTGATGTTGTTCCTCCAAGTGTGTCTGCTACTGGGCTGGTTGGCGGCGCACTGGTTTGGGGGCCAATTATTCCGGGCCAAGACTCAAATTGGCAAAATATTAATGACAGTCAAACACCAAGCTGGTCAAATGTTGATGACAGCCAGACACCGAATTGGGAAGAGGTAGCTTAATATGGCAACTTATGTAAACGATTTACGGCTCAAAGAGATCGCCACTGGAGATGAGGCAGGTACATGGGGCGCGAGTACAAATACTAACCTCGAATTAATTGCTGAGGCATTTTCATTTGGCACGGAGGCAATTACAACCAATGCCGACACGCACACTACTACGATTGCTGATGGCTCTACTGATCCTGGGCGCTCTCTTTTTCTCAAGTACACTGGAACCCTTGATTCTGCTTGTACCATAACTATTGGCCCGAATACTGTTAGTAAGCTGTGGCTCATAGAAAATGCCACCAGCGGCTCACAGAACATTATTATCAAGCAGGGCAGTGGGGCGACAGTAACAGTCCCCAATGGCCAGACTAAGGCGATCTACTCAGATGGTGCCGGATCAGGCGGCGCTATGGTTGATGCGTTTACTGATTTGTCTGTCCCCTCTTTGTTTGTTTCTGGCGACCTAGACATTGACGGCACCACTAACCTAGATGTCGTGGACATTGATGGCGCTGTGGATATGGCTTCTACACTTCAAGTGGATGGGGCTATTACATCTAGCGGCAGCATAACTGCTGCTGGTTTGACCAGTAGCACCAGCATTCAAACTACTGGGTCATCCTCATATTTTATATCTAACTCATCTAGCTCAGGCGACTACATTCGCTTGTACGCTGGCAGTGGGACAGGCAAGTGGGACATCTACGGTAACGGCGCAAATCTAAGGATTGGCGATAACGACAGTGCAGGTTCTGTTGTTATTGATACCAACGTGGGCATCGGGGTTACCCCAAGCGCAAAACTTGATGTTGGCGGCAACATAATAATGAACGGTGCTGCTGGCACATCTCCAATTTTTGAGATGATTAATAACGACAACGAAGACACCGATACAGGTCGTGAATCAAGCCTTAGATTCTCAGGTCACAGGTCAGGCGGTGAAGATGTCATCAACGCTCAAATCTCAGCCCACCACGACGGATCTGCTGACGATGACAAAGGTATGCTGTTTTTCTATACCAATAACGGCAGCGGTCTGAATCTAGCGCAGAAAATCGACAGCAGCGGCAACGTGACTGCTAATCCTTCTGGTGGCGTAGTTACGCTGGGCGCAAATGGTCATATAACATCTAAGCAAAGTCTTGATGTTATTACAGCGGGCGGACGTTATATGGGTAGCTCAAACCGTGGCTTGCTTGGGCAACTGCGTATTGAGCAAACGGCACAAGGCGCGGATGGTGGGTATGTTGCCCTTGACACTTGTGCTGTCGGCTCTACATCTCCAACTGAACGCCTACGCATCGACAGCGGCGGC